ATTATAAGAAGATTTGACCTTTTGGAACGAGACAAAAAAATAATGAAAATCTTGATCGAGACCATATCTTTTCTTCAATGTAACCATACGAGATAAAATTTCATCGTAAACTTGTTTATTACAGTAACATCTTAATAATCCGCCTAAGCGGGCCAATTGTAAGCGAGGATGTAATCCATGTTCACGTTTAAGCCTTTGATTAAGCACAGCAATAACCTTAGAAGGGTCATGATGCACATCAGGCCAAAACAATAGACTACAAAAATCTAATTCCTTAAATGTAACAGGTTTTCCTGCCCATTCAATACCAGCATGTGGCGAATTTAGATTAATATCTCCATATCGTGATGACATTATAAAATCATCACCTAAATGAAGAAGTAAGTTATCATTTTTCCAAGAAGACAAATCATACTGATAATTGTCAAAGAATAGATAACTCCTCCAAAGAATATTAATGACCGTAGTTAAATAGTCACCAGAACCTAAACCACGGGGTACATGATAAACATACCCTGCAACTAAACACAATTTGTCAATAGTGTTCAGACGTACAGTCTCAAAAACATTATTACATGCTTTATCCAACTTAACGTATTTAGATTTAATGCAATCATAAACTGCATTAAGAAATTCTCTAGATATAGATGAATCAGCTCCTGAAGTATCAGAACAATATAAAAAAGGAAATCTTCCCAAATGTTCTTTATAAATACTCCAAGCACCACTCTGGGGTGAATCACCAACACAGGATGGACTACCAGTTTTTAGGTAAGAGCGCGCATAAAATTGCGTACAAAAGTCACTTAAACATACAGTAGCAGCGAAGATAACCTCTAAAGGGAAAGCCATAAAGAGACGCGGAGTCTTCTCTATTGGTCTTATTTCGTCCTTTTGAGAACATGTAAGTAATACATGGTGAGGTTCTTCTTCACAAGCTGATAAAAAATCTTCAAGGTAGTCGTATAACCCTATTTCTAGTCGACTTTGATAACCTTTAGATTTTGCGGTATAACCTACAGAAGCATCTTTATTCATAATTTTATATGAACTTTCTAATGAAGAGAAAGCAATACTTTTAATAGGTTTTAAGAAAATATCAAAAACGTGAGAAATGATATGGTCTTTTAACGGTAAGTCAGGTCGATCGTACTTTTTAAAACGATCAAACAACTCATCCACATCACCAAGTCGTGCTAAACTATAACCACTCCCAAGTTGGGAATTCAATACTAAG